GTAATTCCCATACCAATACTCCAGTCAAATATTCCTTCATCAATAGTTTCTTTAGTGACACTATGCTGAAGTTCATCGACTACAACCTGCCCCACAGGAGTTGGAAGTGCATAAGATGAAGCCTCTTGAGGATCCGATACAGGATTATCCCTGTTAAGTTGAGGATAAAGATTCTGAATAGGTTGAGAATATCTTTCAGTAGAGAAAGGACTTGCAGTTGGTTTATTAGATGAATTAGTTAATAATAAATGATAAACTCCATCCTGACTTCCAGAGATATACTCTTGAATTTGCTGTGATCTATAAACTTGGAATGTACCAGGATACTTTTTCTGGGTAAATGTAGGAAGACTAGTGGTTCTAGAATCAATGTTATTAGTCATTGTTCCAGGACCAGTACTACTACTAATCGTTACAGTAAATTCCCTTGCACTACTTACTCCAGTAACCGCAAATGTACCATTGAATCCCGAATTAGCTGTTCCAACTGGATTATTAGAACTAACAATATCCTTTACCTCTACTTGAGAACCAACTTTTAACCCATGAGGAAGTTCGGATAAGTAATATCCCGTATTACTTGCCCAATGAGCATTAGCAAGGAAACTAAAGTTTCTTTGTTCACTCTTATTACTTAAACTAACTGCTGTAGGACTGAAGTAAGTTTGAACTTCAGTATCACTTGCACCCGTGACAGAACTAGATTCCTCTAAAATGTAACCGTCAACAGGAGGACGTGCAGATGTAATTCCACTACCTGCAGGAATTACATAACGAGCTCTATAAACCGTATCAATAATATTTCTTGTATCAGGAGTTCTTTCAATAAATGTTCTTGGAGTTGCAGCACCTAAAGTAGTTGATCCAAGTCCAACAATTGTAGAATAAATGTCATTGTCAGTTGTAGCAGTTCCAACAGTTACATACCACTGACTTTCATCACTATCATACTGAATTGGATGACCTAAATCTCCTGCAACCTTATCGGAAACCCTACTTTGAATATGAAGAATACCACCCTTATTATTAATGGTTATATTATCTCCAGAAACTGCATCATTTAATGTCTGAGCAACCTTAACTTGATTAGCATCTAAACTAGAAGTTATAGCATAGTATACAGTATTAGAATCTAATCCATCAGGAAGATGACCATTCTCAGAAACAACACGAATACTTTCACCTTCTAATAAAGTATGATCTGAAGTTAATGTTAAAGTAGAAGCAGCAATACTACTAATACCTGCTGCGGATCTACCAACCTGGAATGTCTTCTCAAAAGATGTTTGAGTATCATCCAACTCAGTATCTGGCATCACAATACGTGCTGCATACTGATTAGTTGTTCCAGTAGAATCTGAAATCAATACATTTAATTTATCATTATCTTTTGCACCAACTCTATAACCTTCTATAACACTGCTCGGTTTTACATCAGAGTTAGTTTGATTGTAAAGATATAAACGACTTGTAGAACCTACACCAACTGCTGATCCCGTTTTATTAACATCAATAGAATCATATTCAATAGCTATAGTTGAGGTTTCTATTTCCTTGGGAGGAATAATATGAGTAATATATCCCACATCATCTCTACCAAAAGCATCTTTCTTAAATCCTTCAGAAACTAATGATTTTGCACCAAAGTTGGAGTTAGAGTTAGTAACAGATAAATCACCACCACTCTCCGCAAGCATATGTTGGGAATAACCAATAGCAAAGACCGAAACTACCTGAATAACAGCATCATTGCTTGCTTTAATATGATAGTTCCTATAAGAAGGTTTATATACGGCTAGAGAATCGGAATTTATATTTTCATTTCCTGCAAACGTACTATCCTTATATTCTCCACTAGTCTCATCATACTTAACAAAGGCATTATTATCCTTCTGCAGACCAATACCAGTGTATTGTGCCACAACCATTGATTTAAATCCTGTAGCTTTGTTTCCATCAGCATACATACCACACATACCATAAACAGATCTCAATGAGATGTTAAAGATATATGGAGAAGAAGAGGTAACAGTATCAATCTGAAGATTAACAGTTGAACCAGTTACAGAAGGTAATGGATTAACAGGAGCACTGAGTACTTTATACTTAAATTCTGTAGTTCCTGTTGAATCTGTAGTGACAACATCACTAACAACGAACTCTCCACTATAACCAGCGGCACTAATTCCTTCTAACTGGAACGCAGTATCTACATCTAAACCAGAAAGACCTGATGTTAATTCAACAGTAATATCAGTAGAAGTGGTAGAACCATCTCCAGCCTTAATACTAGAGATACCAACAGTTCCACCTAGAGGACCAACAATTCTATATTCATCAACCTTGGGTTGAATATCAAGTCCTGATGAAGGATAATCTGGTTCAATCTCTCTACCAGAAGAAGGTCCATATGCAAGACCTACCTTCTCATAATACATATCCAGATCAGTTCTTGCTGCATCATAATCAGATATGAATGCATCATCGATCTTAACATCATTTACACCATCAGCATATTCAAATACTGTTAACTTATGGTGAGAGAAGTTAGGAACAAATCTATTAGCAGTATAATCCTTATATACAGAACCATTAGGATTGCCATCAAAGATAGTAAACTGCCAAAGATAACAAGAACCTGTTACTCTAAAAATAGCAGACTTTTCAATATTATCATTTTCAGGATTAGGAACATATCTCGGTCTTATCTTTGTTTTTCTTAAATCTAAACCAACAAGAGAAGTACCACGAGGAAGAATCACACCCCCGTAGACACTATTCATCTTATAAAGAGCATTATCGTCTGTAGTTAGATCAAAATTAGTTGTAAGAGACCATGCAGGAAAATTATCTGATTCAGTACCATCTCTCAATTTATAATTATCTGCACCATCAGGGATCCAACCAGGCCTATTATCTACAATATGTTCACCAGGATAAAGAAGAATGGTAGTCTTACCAAATCTATCATTATCTAAACCTTTCTGATACGAAAACCTTGATGCTTCAACAAGAGCTCTTTGAATGGTTTTAAATGGACGAGTTAATGAATTTCCCTGATTCTCAATACTGTCTGTGGCATCCAAATCATTCGGATTAACGTACAGAATATTACCACGAACATTCTTAAGGAAATTATCTAGACGACTGAGAGGCATCTTATTTGCACGGTAGTTCTATTATGATTTATTTATCATCAAAAGGATTGGTGTATGATAGCATATCATCTGGACAATTCTCACGTACAAAATGCAACACATTCATAAACTCTTCCACCGTCTCACACTCTACTGTTCTTGCCTCTCCTTCATCAGAATATAGGTGTACTTTTCGTTGAATCGTATCCACAACACAACGGGAAAGGTAATCATCTTCCATTGTAAACCTTATATAGGTCTATGTATTATATCATACCTAGTCCTTGGTGTCAAGCAGGTCACCTACAATCATATAATAACAATCCACAGGAATTCCCTGAGTCTGTAAATGAACCTCAAGACCTTGTACTCTTTTTACTACAAGATTTTGTTTGGCTCCTACTTCCGTAAGATGCACTGTAACAGTAGATAAATCAACCAACTCCTCCCATTCCTCTGGAAGGTTAATTAGTTTCTTTTGGGTTCTCCCATGTTCAATTAATATTTTATTCATTTAAATCATCTACTACATTTTTAACAACTGACAAATTTATATATTGATTTAATTTTTCTTGATTATCAATATTCTCATTTTCAGATCCTATAGATTGTCTCGTTCCCCATATCTGGAGACATGTTTGATTACGTATGTCTCTTAATCCATTCGATGCACCGATCAATGTATTATTTTTACCCCCCTCTGCAAGAAAGGAAGTCTCACTGGTGCTTGCCGCTGCTCCTGCATTAGTAATAGCAGTTTCTAATGCAGCCGCACAAGATGGTAAATCTTGATATACTGACCCAAAATCACTAACTTCTATCGTCATAATATCACCTTCTTCTGCTGGTACGAAACCACTTTTCATGGGTCTACTTGAAAATCCTACAGTCCACCAAGATATATCTGAACCTACATTAGGAGGACTCACCGTAACTCCATTACCAAGATCAACTCCATCTAACCAAAGATTCCAACTTTGAGTACCTTTAGGATTTCCTGAATGATCTAATACAGTAGAAGCTCCTATTCCAAGATTAGATGTCTGCATTATTCCTACAGTTTGAGGAGAAAATGGATCTGCCTCAAAGGGGAGTTGATATTGTTGTCTACTCCCTATAGTAGATTGTAACCAATCAACTAAAACAGTGACATCATCGGTTCCAGCAATTCCTCCCAACAAATCTCCCGAAATAGTAATAGTCTCACCTCTTGTGTACCTCATCCCCCCTGTTTGGGGAATTACAGTACTAATTCCTCCACTAGCATTTGTTTTAACTAATACCAAACATCCAGATCCTTGCCTATTAGAGGTAGTAACCACTTCTGCATATTCTTGAGAAACCCCATAAGCATTTCCATTAGAAGTTACCGTACTAATTGAAACAAGAGGACCAGAATCAGGATCATCAAGCACTCTAAATGACACGAAACTTCCATCAGCTTCAGGAGCACTGACTGCGAGACCTGCACTATTACTTAAGTTAAGAATATTAACGGTTGTAAGAGAAGTTCCAATTCCAACTAAAGTGGGAATTCCTCGAAGATCTACTTGAGTAGTATTAACACCAACAATAGTAGTGGTACTAGGAAAAACTCCATCTTTCTCACATAACACAATTTGACCTGCTTCCAAAACTTCCGATGATCCTGCACTCACTGGATTCATTACTGTTAAAAGATTAGAAGCTTGTTTCATCGTTCCAATGAAACTAGTAACAAAAGTGTCTCCAATATCTTGAGCAAAAGCCTGATCATAATATTTGATTCCAAAATAATTTCTAGGATCAAATCCAAATACATCACCCGACAAAGGGCGAGTTGTTATTCCTGAATCACTAGTAGATCCTGGTTCTAACATACAGAAATAAGCACTCTCAATACCAACCCGATTACCCACTAGATTATGCACTAACTCAGTATATCCTCTTCCATTCAATTTCGTACATCTAAACGTCCATGTATTAGTCCCCACCGTATTCTCATTAGTAAGCATCCAAAACATATCTGTTCTACAACCAGATACAATTCTGTCTTGATATGCATCTTTAACATCATCAAGTGCTCTATTTACAATTTCTATTTCTCCCAAAATCTCATTATCTAATTTAAAAATGGCATTGTCCCACTTAGACTTTTTATCATCCAAAATAACCACTTGATCTTGAAAAAATCTAATACTATCAAAAGATTCTTGTAAACTGTCGGCAACTGAGTCTTTAATATCTGTAGTTAACATTTTTAATCCTCCCTAACATCATAATGATAACCTACAATAGAATGTAGAGAATCATCTCCTGGATAATCTGCTGGTGATTCTCCTTCATACTCAACATGCAATTCTGGACCAATTCTATTTGCCCATACCTGATAAAAACATTCTACTTGTGTCAAATGATCTGAAGAAAGAATAATTTTATTATCTCTAATGTCTTTTACATATAAAGATAAATCAGGTTTTCCACATGGTGTGAGATTTACTGTAATTGTATCATAGTCTACCAAGCCTTGCCAATAGTCTGGTAAGTCAATAATATGGGTATTATTTAATCTACCTCTTATATAAACAGCTGCCTCTGGACCTTCAACGCATACATGAGTTAATCTATATCCTTTTTTATTGGGATGAGGAATATCAAATTTTTTCCAAGACTGTACATTGATTCTTCCTGAAATATTAGGGCAAATTATTTTATCTGCTCTTAGAACTGTAGTGGATCTTTTTCCATTATCTTTAGATTTACCAGATATTACCTTGGTTCCCGATTGAACCTGAGCCCCTGTTTCAGTTTGAGCACCTACATCATTCTGTGCTCCTGCTTGATTCTTAACCCCAGTAATATTAATAGTAGGAGTAGCAATATTAATAGATACGGTCTCTGTAATATTAATTGTTGCGGTATTCATCGTGACTCCTACCAATCCAGCAGGATCTCCAAACCATACATCTATGGGAGTAGGTGGTCTTGTAAGTCTATTTGTTACTTTTAAAATAGATGGAGTTTTAAATGCCATCGGATTTACCAATGCATTTGCTGGTGCAATCATACAAGTTGCTTCAGCAAGAGCAGGAAATGCTAGAGGGTTACCAATCAATACACAACCATTGGCATATATCGATCCTGGAATAGCAGCAGGTCCAATTCCCAAAGCCGTAGGATCTCTACCTGGAGTTGCAGGACTCTCATTAAGTCCAGGTGTTGCTGAAGCAACATGGAGTTGCATTCCAATTTGTTCGTTCTGTGCTCTCATTTATAAAATACCTCTCATTATTTCAAGAATTTACCAACCATCTTTGCTTTATCAAGAGCATCTTGTAACACAGTCTTCGCACCCGTACCAGGTGGAATCAGTGCATTATCACCTTCAGTAACCTCAATTTCACCACCATCTACTTTAGTAGCAGATATAGAAGATAATTGTATTTTACCATCAGCTTCAATTGATACTGTCTCATCAGCTTCCATAATAATATTATTAGATTTCACTTCAAATGCTCCTGAGGCAGCAACATTTACACCTCCTTTCTCACTCTGAGGATCTCCAGTAGAAATAAGATCAATTCCTTCGGCAATAATTCTCACTCTTCCTTTGGGTGCATGTAATACAATATCACCATTTTCAGCATACCATATTCCTCCAATACCTCTATCTCTCCACTGTGCTCCTTCTGTTTTTTCTCCACATGCAATAGAAAATACACCTGGAGTACTACACAAAATAGAACCTTCCATCTTACCACTCTGTATCAACTCTATAGATTGAGCACGTCGTGAACCTGGAGATGGAAAAATACGTCTAAGAGCGGCTGCTACCTTAGCATTATTTTTATTAGTATAACTTAGAAAAAGTCCACCATCAGTATTATTAAATGCCTGATAATTTGAAACTGAGGTCTCTGCCATTAGTTAACCTTCCCCACACAATCAATAACTTGAACCACGTTAGTACCTTTAGGAACATCAATCTCTTCAGGTCTATGGAATTTTAAAATAGGTTTCAAAACAGAATTATAACCTGTTTCAGTATTTATGAACACCTGAGGAAGTTCAGTAAATCCTGACCCACAATCAGTAACCTTAATTCTTAATATTTTACCCTGTTCACACTCAGCAATCTCAGCCTTTGCCCCATTATCAGGAATAATTACTACCGTATCATCACAACAATTAAATCCAAATCCAGGATTATCTACAACTATTTCATCTAAACATGCAATAACAGGATAAGTACCCTCTGGAAGACAAGGATCAGGAGGACATGCAGGTGCAGTAATAGATACTGTCAAATCACCATCACAATTACCCCAATTTTCATCATTTAATTTATCTTGCATACACTGATCTAACTTTATGTCAGGATTTGACTCAAGGAAATGTCTGATATCACAATCACTGAACCCTAAAAGTCGTGCATTATTATAATCATTTAAACATCCAAACCACTCATCACCAGGGAGAATTCGAGGATCCTCTGATTTATTCACACTAAACATTCTAATACTAAAATAAGTATCAAAATCATATGTTACTTTATCTTGTTCTTCAAACGGATCCAAAGAGGATTTTATAATAACTCCATGAGGATCCCTTAATACCCATGCCACCGCAGCAGGGTTAAACTCCCATAAATGGGTAGTTGCTTGTTTTTCAGGTTCTCTATGTCGCAAGTTTGTAATTGAAACTGTTATCTCATGCACCTGTGGTTCCACCGAGGGAACAGTTGTCGTGAAGATAGTATTAAGATTATGAGCCTCATAATCAGGAGTTTTTCCTAATTCCACCCCATCCCATGACATAGTTCCTCGGTTATCTGCTTGAATCTCAAATGTATAATCTCCTGGAATATAAGTAGTTACCCTCCAAGTAGCTTCCTGCTTTTGATTTAATAAAGTTTCAGTATTAGTAGGGAAAATTCCATAGTTAATCAAAAAGGGTGACCATAATCCTCTTACCCCAATAGGAAGATTATCTGCTGCTCTAACCCACGGTGTTTGTTGTGCTACTACGGATGGAGGATTATAAGTTTTTGGAAATCCTACCCGATATAAAATATTCTTTTCTTCGTCATAATATTGAGGATCCTCAGAAAAACTAGTCTGAGGAACAGTAGCAATTAACTCCCCTTCAGCATAAAAATCCCATTCTGCAATTAAATTACGATCTATTCCGATTCCTCCTATAATAGCATCTTTACTAAGATCAGGATTTCTACCGTCTTTTCTCACTATTCCATATCCACTCACTCCTTCTACAACTGGCCACTCCCATTTCTCAGAAATCAAATCTACACTATCAAAACCAAAATCAAGAGTAGTCGCAGTTGTTACACCAATTTGATTGGTTGCTAAAGGAAAATTACTCATATCTCTAGCAATATATGTGCCAATACCAGTAATCTCCGCTCCAGGAAGTTTATTGGAATCAAAATCAGCACCGATATACACTTTAGGTTTGCCTGGTAACTGCACCATATCTCCAATGTTTAGAGTTATTACATCTCCTGTAGAATAGGGACTATCCCAATCTAAATTTTTTCTTCTTACAATAGTTTGACATCTATTTGCCCAAGTTCTTCTCATTCCACCCATAGATCCATCAGGTGCTCTCAAATACCCATAACCAGATTCTCTTATAAGAACTTTGGTCACTCCTATAGAATCCTTTAAAACAACATCTGAAGATGATCTTGCTGTAAGAGTAACAATATCACCTATTTTATAATTAGATCCCTTATTATTAATCGACAGTAATTTAATAACTCCATCTTCTACCTTTTTCAATTCAACTGTAAATCTGCTACCACTCCCACCATGCGTTGGAACATTAGCCATACAGTGATTATATCCACTTCCTCCTACCAAATTCTTAATCGCAATTACCCCACCCTTAGCATTTACGGCAGCCACTTCAACAGAAGCATCTTTACCTTTTTGAGAAGGTTCTGCTAAAGTTGTAGGAGGAGTAATAACATTAATTCTTCCTCCCATCTTAGAATGATTTTCACAATAATAATATAAAGTATCAGGAGTATTGTTATTAACTACTATTCTAGAATAAGCACCTATCTCACCAGGAACTCCATCTATAGTTACTCCTCTTTCATATTCATCACCACCTCCCCATGTTCCATTTTTTGTTTCAGAAAATCTAAGAGGATGAGTTTCATTAGAAGAGTCTTGTTGATCTAAGATATAAGTATTACCTCTCTCAAATATAAGAGTTTTTTGTTGTTTCTCGTCAATAAAAAATCTATTACCCGCTGCTACTGCATTTACGGTTACATAATGAGTAATTCCTATCCCTGCACCCGAACCAGTTCCAATCTCTGTATCATCATAAGTAGGATCATCTAAATCGGATATAAATCCAGTTGTACCAATACCAGTAGTTGCATCTCCTAGAGCACCAATACCACCAACTACAGGGCCTATAATAACCTCACCAATTGCCCCATTACCATTTCCACATTCATCTTCAAAAGAAATTAAAGGAGGTTCCTCATATTCACCAGATGCGATTACATCTACACCCATAAGATCACCAGCAATACTTATAACTGGATTACCCTGTGCTCCTGATCCCTTACCAGCCCACCAGACAACATCTGGTCCTCCGCAAAAAATTGGTCCTGGATCACATTCATCAAATATCGCATCAATTTCTTTCTGAACATCAAACTCAAACTCATAAAGATCAATATTCTCAGGTACTTTAGTGAGTTTTTCAAATTCAGATGCAACCGTTCTTGCCTTTGCAAAAACTGTATCAAAATTTACTGTTTTTCTTTCTGGTTTAGCTCCATTTATAATACTATAACGAATAATTTTATTATCTGCACCCATACAACTTTTAAATTCACACTCAAAAATACTTAAAAGACTGTCTAAAAATTTTCCAACTTCACTAATAAAATCAAGTCCTGCTCCAAGAGTTTTGGCAGCTTGTCCTAAAGCACTGCTTACTGCCTTTAATACTGAGTTAATTAATGCCGATACTTGACCTAAAAGTTGACCCAAAAAATCTCCAATAAAATTCTCTACTAAACACGTTGTAGCATTTACAATTTTACCTAAAAAAGCAGCAAGTGCCTTTTCAATAAGACCAGGAGCTAAGGTTATTATTTTATTCCAAATACAAATAATTGCATTAATAATAGCATCAAATCCTTGCTGCCAAGCATGTTTAGATGAATTGGGAACAGCACTTCTTGCAACATTATTTGCTATGGATGCTTTTCTTATTAAACTTTTCTTGATATTATTAAAAAGAGTAACCAACCATTTGGATATATCCGCTGCTGCTTGAGAAAGGTTTTTTTGATAAATTTCAATGGTTTTATTAAAACTTTTAATAACTTCATCATTAGATCTTTTAGCATCTAAAATAGAAGTTTCTAAACTTTTAAGAGGATCGGTAATTATTTTTAATCTCTCCGACATCTTAATAGTATTCTCAATTTCAATCTGAATACCAGTCCCAGCTAATTTTGTATTTTTAGCATCACAAAAAGAAGGTAAGTATAAATCAGCATCTTCTTCTGGACTATTTTGTTTTTTATCCTGTTCCGATGCTACTAGATTATTATAGACCCCTGAACATGGTGCTAATGCCTCTCCATCGGGAGTCATCATCGTATTGGGAACTAAAACATCATCTTTACCACCAGTCGTAAAACCACTCTCATCAGGATTACATAAAGTATTGGGAGAAATTCTATCAATATAATATAAATTAGTCCTATAATCACGCACTACATAAACCCATGTACCTTTAGGATACACGGGATTACCTATCGACTCTCCTCTCAATCCACCCGTAAGATACTTAGCATATGCCCACGGTAAAGCAACAGAAGGAATGCTTTCATCATGCTCTCCTGGTATTCTTATTTTATAACGAGGGAGAATAATTTTCTTTTCACCAGTCTTATCAAACTTTGTATTATTAATAGTCTCCGTATAACTCAAATTATCAGCAATCCGAGCCAAGATGAGTTCACTATATCCCTCATATTTTTTTCTTAATACTTTTTGACTTAATGATTCCATTTAATCGTCGTATACCTTACATTCATCTGCATCTGGATGATTATCACAATAAATTTCTAGATGACTGTCTTCATGTCTTGTATGATAATCATTAATCTTACCTTCATTCTTATCTACTACATCATCTTTATGATAAACATCATAATCAGCATGAACATTCTCTAAGTCTTCTTTAGTGTATTCATGCATACCATGATTAGTATGCTCCTTACCATCTTTAGGATCAATGTAAACTTCGTGTTCTAAGTCGTGTTTAATAGTCATGTTTTAACTCCATAAGAATCTCTTACCAAATGCAGACCAGTAAAGGCATTCCCTTTATCACCATAATGACAGAGATCTGCTATCATATATATGCCACTTGATCGATCCCTACTTTCTCTGAGTGTCTTTTTAGTAGAAAGTTCAGGAAAGTCACAAAATATCAAATCACCTGCATGTAAACTTAAATCAGCCTCAATGACAATCTCCATTGAAGTATTCATCTTTTGTCTATAATTTTGATGAGATTGTTGAGTGGTATGTTTTACATCATAATTAAGTTGACCAGTCTGTTTAACTTGTTGTTCTACACTATCAAATCCCACTACTGTCTGGCCCACTGCTTGATCTATTCTTTCAATGGTGGTAATTGCATCCTTATACTCAGAATTTAATTGAGGCAAATGTTTTCCTGCACTAATACCATTTCCTTTACCATCTGAAGATAGATCTACTTTTTCATATTCCTTAGTTACATCATTAAACACCTGTACCTGAGATCCCCATGCACCACATTCAAATTGATTAAGAGCATCAATATTTCTAGACATAGTAGACCAAAGAATTTTACCATTATAAACTTCATGATCTTTTACTACAGGCAACAGATCAGATCCTGATTTACTATTCTCAATATATTTTTTAATTACCTTATCTTTAGTGTCAAATAATTTATCTAAGGATTTAAATTGATAACCATTAGAGGTTTGCCAAAAAAGATATCCTGCAGTTTTACCATCAGGTGCTTTGCCTTTTGAGGTCTGTATTCCATAAGGAATGGCTAATTGTTGCAGATCTAGAATCATCTCAAATGGATACCTATTTTGACCCCATTCATGATATTGATTAGAAGTAACATCCACATTCATCGATCTCCATTTAGGAGATTTTAAATTTGCTCTTACGATGGATCGAGCAATATCCGATATAGGTCCACTATATTTAAGATTACATCTATTATCTACTAAAGTATTATCAAATGCTTCCTTAGAAACAGCAGTAAGAACAAAAGTAGTATTCTTAAAAGATTGATGAGTATCTGATATAGAAGAAACTCTTAAATCATTATCATTAGACAAGTTAATTTTATTTCCTCGTTGATCGGCAATATTAAACAATATAGTTTCTGTTCCTTGGCAAAAACCAGACTCTAATAAACCAATACCAGCATCAGTTCCATCATCTGCAGGTAAAGTATTACCAGTATCAACAATATATGCTGTTACTTCAACATAAGGCATAAAAACACTTTCACGATATTCAATAATAGGAGTTCCTGATCCACGTAGATCCACAGTCCTACTATCTACATTAGACTTAATCTCAAACTTATTAAATTGTAATGGATTAGCAGTCATGTTTCTATTGGTTGGATAATATTAGTAGTAATATCACTAATTAAATCATAAGACGCATTTTCAGTTAAACCCGCAGCTAGATCTAGATCTACATCCCCAAAAATTGTCTCATATAAAGCCCGTGCTGCCCAATCACCACCAATACCACCTAATACACCACCAGCTATAGCACCAGGAGGACCAGCAACTGAACCCAGTATGCCTCCAATAAAACCTCCTAAAGTTGAACCAGCTGCTAAGAATGCAGATTTTCCTAAAGGTTCTTTAAATAGGAAAAAATTTACAAGAAAATCAACTATACCACCGATTATTGGAATCCTATCCAAAAGAGGTGAAGAAAACTGTGCAAATGGTTTAAAGAATCCTCCCTTGAGCAATCGAGCCACATCACCTGGATCCGCAGTTCCTTTGATGAATTTTGCCATTGAATTATTAAATCTACTAATACTGCGAGGACTTCTTAAACGTTGTCCAGAAGGAGTAAATCCCTTTCTATAATCAATACCTGTATTACTTCCACCTTGCATTCTACTAGTAGTAGTTGATGTTTTAGGTAGATTTGGTTGAGGTGGTTTCTTTAACAATCTAGGAAGGGATCTCAAAGTTACCCCTACAGCAATAATAGTTCCATTAATTACCTTATTCAAAAGACCCGCAAATTCTTCAACATCTTCTTCCTTTACCCCAGTTATCTCTGAAATTTGTTTTTTAAATTTATCATAACCCACATAGGCAGAATCAATAAAATCAGTTGTATTTGATATTACACCAGCAAAGATTAAAATTCCTTTCTGTATTGCAGGTAAAATTTTCTCAACGGCAGTTAATCCATCCCGCAATTTAAAAAACTCATTAAGGAGAAGCCCTCCTCCTAAAAATAAAAGAAAATTACTAATAGAATCAAAAATATTTGAGAACGGATTAACATTAACTTTAGGTAAAGTCAACTTAGTTTCTTTCTTCTTTTCTATCTTTTCTTCTCTTAATCTGCGTTTCTCTTCTTGTCTTTGCCTTCGTTTCATTCTCCAAGAAGTTAATCCACGTTCATATTTTTCTCCTAAAAAATTCTTGATTAAGATCAATTTTTCTTTAAAAGAAGAAGTCTCAGTTGAATTCTCTATTTCAACGGGTTTAATAGAACTAACAGGAATAGTTTTCTTTTTAGCAACTATCTTAGCCGAAGGTAAAAGTTTTTGAGTAACTACAGTCATTATAATGCCTCTTCAATCCCCAATGATCTTATGGTAATTTCTCTAGCATTAGATTTACTAGCAACTCTAAAAACAGGAATAGTACTTCCTTCTCTTATCCTTTGAGTAGGTTTAGGTTTTTTAATTGTAGGTAATACTGTAGTAGTACTCACTGACTTAACTTTTACAGGAGTACCGACAGGAGTTCTAGCAGTAGCAGTACTCTTTACAGGAATCATCGAAGGTGCTGTAGCACTCATTGGTTTTGGTTCCAGGTCTTTTTTAGGAATAACCATTTCACCTGGAGTCAACATGGCAGGAACTGTATCTTTATTACCCGTTCCAGGAACCATACCACCTTTATTATATCCCGTTATAATAGGAGGAATATTCTCTAATCCTGTTAATCCAAGAGTACCCAATACATTATTTACAGGATAAGGAGCAGGTACTATTCCACCTTCATTCAATGATCTCACACCCATATTCATAACCTTATCTACTCTTTCTTGATTTTTTATTTTTTCTTCTTCAGTAAGTTCTTTAGGTGGACCAAAATCTCCATCTAAAGCTTTAGCTCCTAACATTGCTACTGTAGCAGCAGCTAAAATAGGATTTGATGCAATAAGTCCTGCAAGTTTAGGAATAGCCCATGCTAATATCCCTACTACCTTAGAAACTAAAGTACCTATAGGTGTAAAAAATAATAAAAATCCTCCCAATAATGAAGGCCACCAATCTTTAAAAAATCTTCCCAAATTTATTATCTTCCTCTGATTATCTTCATTACTAAACCAGTTCAAAGCACCATTAATCAACGTTCCTAAAAGAGTAACCTTAAGAAAATTAATTAATCCATCCAACATATTTTTAAAAGGAGAAATTAAAGAACTTACTGCTTTCTTACCTGCACTCGCAGCCTTTTTTGTTCCTCCCTTTAATGACTCTATTGCACTTTCTCTTTTTTCTCTTCTTTGCCTTTGTCTTTCTTTTCTATCCTCACTAAATTCTTTTTTATCTTGTTTATTCCCTAATCTTAAAATATTTAAAATACCATTTAATATGTTACCCACACCTTTTCCTTCTGCAGGAGAATCATCTGCTGGAGAAAGTAATGCCTGAGGACGAATCCTACTAACAGGTAATATTTTTTTCTGAGCAAATAATTTACTAGCACTTACCTTTTTCCTTTTCTTCTCTCTTACTCCTTTAAGTTCCTCTCGTAATATTCTGGATCTTGTACTCTCTCCTTTATTAGCAACTTCAAGAGTATTAATACCTTCTACTAATGCAGCGATATAAGTTTGTTCTGCATTATCAACAGCATAAACATCCACTGGATCAATCCCAAGATCCAATAGAATTCGTGCAATTTCTGGTTTAGCTGCTACTGCCATTAAGATGATGCTTGCTGCTGTTTTAGTTTCTCCTCTTCAAGATGTGCTCGAAGTAGTTCAACATAAATGTCTCTTTCCCAAGGGATTAAGTTTTCAATCTCTGTTAATGAATATTTATGGTACTGAATCAAGGAAAAATTCAACTTATAATAACTCTCTAGATCCATGTGGACTAGAGCTAGCCGAAAAAACTGGATAAACCCTCCATTACAACTTCACTTTCTACCTTAGTATTCGGATTAGTGATTTTTACCGTATGTGAAAGTTTAGGCATTGTTTCAAAGAACTTTTCAATCTCTTTAAACTGAGATGAATTCATTGATTCTAAGAAAGTATTAATTTCTTTCTTAGTACAATCACCCATACTCCATACTTCTTCTTCATTATAAATTTTATCAATACAAGAAGCAATTAAATCAAAAGATTGAGTCATCACATTCTCTTCACTAAAATCAAAATTATTTTTAATAAACTCACCCAGAGATGGATACTTCATCTCCATCATTAAAGAATCATCTAGTTTAATCTTATTCGTATGTCCTTCGGTTCTTTGAATATTAATATCATCAATACTAATAGTTACAGGAACTTGAGTTTTACCATCATCAGGACACATAAGATTAACTTCAATATCTTCTCCAACAGACTTACCACGAATGTTGAGGAACAAATATTCAATATCAAAAGTAGGAAGACTCTCTACTTTAATCCCTCGTGTTTTAACACAAGCTTTAATTACATTTTTAATTGCAGTTGTTATCTCTTTTATATCCTCACTTTCTAAGGCAAGAACTAAAAGTTTTTCTTCTTTAACTAAAAATGGTCGATAATGAATAGATTTTCTAGTCGAAGGTAATTCCAACTCATACGTCGGTGTCGCAATCTTTGGTAAAGGCATAATATCTTACAAAAATTTCAGCGTGTTTTATTTAGGTGGTCTCTACCCAATAACGGGAGAAGTTAAAATTAACAGTACATTTAAGCACCTGAGATGCCTCATATGTAACTGGCATTGAATCAATACTAATAGGATAAGATTTTAAAAACTTATATTGTAACATCTTTCCATTATTATAATCCTTTTCAAACTTTTTAATGTAAATAGCAGTTTGATATTCTTTGGGAAAATTTACTCTATAAAAATAATCATCACGATTCAATCCAAATTCAGATCTTTCAGATAAATCTAAATTTGGTTCATTCACAATAAACCCTATCCATTTTTCAAAAAAAGTAAGCATTGTATAATCATGATCTACATAAAAAGTAAAAGAAGAAGTGGCATCATATTGTCTTCTATACGCATGTCTTTCGGTTACTCCTGTATGATCATTAACCATTTCATTAGTGGCTAATGAAGTTCCAGGTAATGATGCTTCAGAACATGATAATGAAATAAATCTATCATCTCTTTCATCACCTTCTAATAAACTTCTTACCTGAGGAGGTGGATAAAACCAGCATTGGAAATGAGAAGTAAGTGCAGGACTTAGAATAGATGCCTTTAAATCTGATAATACTTTTTTATGTGGCTTCGGAGTCCCCATCGGATCTATAAATACTTTTGCTTATATATTATGTATAATGGGAGAAAGTAAAAAAAGTTTCTTCAGACCCTCTTTTCCCAAAAAATACAAGGGAAATCCAAATAATATTGTATGTCGCAGTACGTGGGAAACTAAATTCTGCAACTATTGTGATCTAAATGAAAATATTATTGAGTGGGGCAGTGAAGAATTTTTTATTAAATATGTCTCTCCTATTGATAATCGGTTTCATCGTTACTATCCAGACTTTATTATCAAAGTTAAGGAAAGAACAGGTCAAATCAAAACATATGTTATTGAGGTAAAACCCAAGAAACAAACTCAACCTCCCAAGAAAAGAAAAAAAGTGACCCAATCATATCTCTATGAATGTAAGACCTATGCTGTTAACACAGCTAAATGGAAAGCAGCAAGAGAATTTTGTAATGATAGAAAAATTGAATTTAAAATCATCACCGAACAAGAACTAGGAATATATAATGGCAGATGAATTAGAAGGTTACTTTGAACAATATGAACAACAGGTAGGTGATAACAGAATTGCACCTATCATGGATGAATTGAAGGAGATGAGTGATCCTGAAGAAATGATGCTTCTTATTATGGATACCTTAAAGGATGTGGAAGTAGTACCTGATGTAGGTCAGTATTATACTTTTTTATATACTGCTAAAACTCCTAGACTCACATATGATCAACATCCACTCGTTGCTGTAACTGATATACAAAGATGGGGATTTAGAGGAATAAATTACCACTGGGGTAAATTTAAAAACTATACATGGGAAGAGATTGGAGGAGTCCTCTATGTCGTTCGACCCAGTGAAATTAATGACCTACGTAATGTATCATATGCATATTTCTTAAGAACCCTATAAATAACTAAAAAATAATTTAATGACTATCAGTAAATCAAAACTCATAACATTTGAAGGGGCTTCTGGTAGTGGTCTGATTGATGGTGGGAAGAGTGATAAATATGCCACTAATCTTATCGAAATGGTCGTAGATGGTAAAAAAGATTTTATAACAGAAGTAGTAAGATGCCCTAAATTTGGTAGTTGTACATTAGATACTGGTACTATAATAGGAAAAAGAAATTCTATAGGGCAATTAGTATTAAATGACAATGCAAATGATACAGAAAGACAATATTATAATAAACTCAATAAACAAACAAAAAATCAAGCAAATAACATCGAACCTGGAGGTTTAACTGCATCTGAACAAGAAACATATAATCTAAGAACAGGAAATGGGAATCAAGTTCTTATTAATAGTACAACAGCCGATGGAGTAACAATTAAAGGAAATGGAGAACCAATTGGTGGAGATGGTCAACCCCCTAAAGAGGTGACTCTCAAAGATATTAATGCAAATATTAAAGGAAGGGAATATAGGAAATCATATGGAAACTATTATTACCCTGAAGACTTAGCAGCAAACAAACAAGATAGAATTAGATTTACAATGAAATTTAGTGAGGGAACCATTATTAATGCCACCCTCGACTCAGAATCTAGAGTATTTCAACGAAGACCACCTACTGCAATTGGTGGTTCAGTAACTCTTCCAGTTGTATCAGGTATTAGTGATCAAAATAGTGTAGATTGGAAAGGAGCAGAACTTAATCCCCTCCAAGCACTAGGTGCAGGAGCAGCAATCAACCTCTTTGAAACTGCAAAAGATGCTGGTATAAGTGAAGCAGTTAGAGGAATTGGAGGTATGGCAGGTCAATTAGGCAGAGAACTAAGACGGAAGAATGCAGGTACTGATATTGCAACTGCGATGAATACCTATCTTGCACAACAAGCAGTAGGAGCTCAAAGTTTACTCTCAAGAACAACTGGGGCAGTTCTTAATCCTAACTTAGAGATGCTTTTTAATTCTCCTCAATTAAGAAATTTTACATTTACTTTTAAATTATCACCAAGAGATGCATCAGAAGCAAATCAAGTAAAAAAAATTATTAGATTCTTTAAACAAGGAATGTCTGTTAAAACATCAGATTCTAATGTTTTCCTTAAAGCTCCTAATGTATTTGATATAAATTATCAAACATTTGATGGGGATACTGAAATATCTCATCCATCCATTAATAAAATTAAAACTTGTGCTCTTCTTTCATGTGATGTTCAATATACCCCTGATGGAACCTATATGACATATGATGATCCAGCCAGAACAATGACAGCATATCAATTAAATCTTCAATTCAATGAACTCGATCCTATATACGATAAGGATTATACCGACTTAGATGATGATCAAGACACTACCTTAGGTTACTAAAATGTCCTCTTATTTCAGAAATATACCAGATTTTGAATATGTGAGTAGAGAATCTAATTCCAAAAAGATCTCCGATTATAGAAAAGTAAAAAACCTCTTTAGAAGAGGAAAATTAAAAAATGATATTTTTAAGGATTTAACCAAATTTACCAAATATAAAATTGTAGGGGATGATAGACCTGATAATGTTGCATTTGAGATGTATGGTGACGAAACCTTAGATTGGATTGTTCTTCTATCTAATAATGTCACAAATATCCAAACTGAATGGCCTTTAGATCATCAATCTTTTTACAATTTTCTCATTGACAAATATGGAAGTGAAGAACAAATTCATGCCGTTCATCACTATGAAACCACAGAAGTAAGAAATACTGATAAGACAATTATTGTTCCTGCAGGTTTGGAAGTTCCTAAAAACTATTCTATTGAATTTTATGACTCTCGACTCGAAACTACTACAACAGTTTCCAATATAACAACTGAGATAACCAATTATACTTATGAAAATAAAATTGAAGATGAAAAAAGAAATATATTTGTACTAAAACCAAATTATGTTAATCTTATCCTTAATGATATGGAAGATGCCATGACATATAAAGAAGGTTCCACCCAGTATGTGAGTGAAACCTTGGTACGAGGAGAAAATATTGTAATATATTCTTAGTTATTCCTCTGCGAGTTTTTGGAAATAAGAAAGAGCATCATCCTCATCTGAACTAGCAGATGCTACAGGAGCAGCAGCCACGGGTTCTTTACGAGCACCAAAATCAGGTGCATAAGAACGATTACTATCCTCTTCTGCTACCTCTTCATCTATACGACGAACAGGTTGCTTATTACCTAAAACATAGTCCAAACGCTTCTTCAGGTCATCATATGACTTGAATTGGTCTGGTGCGGTAACAGCAGCAAGTGAATACTGCTTCTTCCACAATGCTTCTAGTGCATCATCGTCATCAAGTAATGGTGATACTGAATCGAACTCTGACTTATCATAGTTCCAGTAACCATCCTTCTTAACGATCTTCAATTTGAAGTTTGCACCTTGCCAGAAGTCAAAAGGATTGATTGGAGTTTCATCCTCAAATTCTGGTTGCATTGCTTCCATTACTTTGTCAAAGATCTTCTTACCAAACTTATAGAGAAATACTCCACCCTCGTTTTGAGGATTGGTAGGATCTTTAACAACATAGATGTTTGCATAGTAAGAAAGCTTACGCTTCTGCTTACGAACTACATCTTTATCGGACTCATTACCACTATTCCATAGTTCACGATTATATTCTGAAACAGGATCTTTTCCACCAGTAGTTGTCAAAGAATTTTCAATGTACCAACCACCTGGTCCTTGGAATGCATGTGAATACATCTTTGCCCAAGGAATATCCTCTCCATTAGGAGCAGGAAGGAATCGAATAACAGCATAACCGTTACCTGTTTTATCAAGTTCTGGTTTCCAAAGGCGATCATCACCTCCTCCACCATTGTTCATCTTCTCCACTTCTTTGACTAATTTAGAAGTCAAAGATCCTAGAGAGGATTGTTTTTTTAAGTCTGAAAATGACATTTAGATTTTATTGAGATTTGGCTTGTTTGTACCTTTATATTCTATCAAGAGGCAGATTTTTTGTCAATCTCCTTTCTCATCATACTTACCATATTATTCATATTAGCAAATAAGATATTCATATCCACATTAGTAGGAAGTCCCATTTGACGAGCACCTTCTAAAATCTTCTTTTTCATCTCCTGAGCTTCAGGATCAGATGATAAACTAACACGAGTATAAAGAACTCGTTGTTTCTCTAAAAGTTTTTCTAGAATAGCAACATGATATAATTGATCTTCCTTTTTCATCTGCGGAAATTTAAAGACATTAGAATAAACCTCCTCTTGGAGTTCTGCAATCTCAGTCATTTCTGCACGGACAACTTCGGAATCAAAAAAACTCATAGGACTACTTCTTTAAGGATTTTTTTATACTTGGGTACATGTATATTTAGGAAAGGTTTATACTTTTTTATCTTCCGACTAACGGTTTCCCACACTGGATCATTTAGTTTTTTATCCCAATCTTTCCTATACTCCAATATTTTATCACAAATTACCAGAGTTTCAAGTGAGAGTTTCCCTCCCAAATATTCTTTAAGAATTTGAGGATGACGAGGAGGATCCACGGTAAACATGGCATCAAAATTATTATCGGTAAAAAGAGAATTCGTTTCTTCTTTAAAAGTATATGACAAAGATTGAACCTTTTTCTTCCAATCAGTATATCTTGCTTCTCCCTCTCTTATCATTTCTCCGATCCACATAGTAGCAGGATCAGTAGAGCTTATAAAATTAGAAACAAAAAATTCCTCTACTTCCTTATCATTCTTAGATCTGGCAAATTTCTCAAACCAGAATCTATCCTTCCTTTTGTAAAAGGCTTGTACTGTTGCTCTGGTCTTCCCACCATACTTATGGTAATCATAATGATCTTTAGTGAAATGGTTCTTTAAAGAGAGATAACAACGATATGCGTCAAATGGCATCATTTTTAATAATATTAAAAGCAAGAGTAATTCTTTCTGTATCCTCAATTTGAGGTTCTACATGATGTATCACATTAGAAGGAAAAAGCACCATTGTGCCATCATAACCAGGACAAGAAAAATCATAATCATCAAAAATAGTAGGGTGATTATGATTTTTATAGTATATCACACCTGAGATATATCCTGCATGACTATGTGAAGGGTTATCATCTCCTTTATAGGAAAAATTAGTCCATATATCATATCCATCAAAATGACCATCCCACTTTCTTAACTTATATTCACGATTATCGTTATTTTCGCTATATTTGGCAACTAGTCGTAATACCCAGGCTAACCAAAAAGACTTATCAATTAAATGAGGAGAAATTGAACATTGATACGAATTATGTGCTTTTCCGTCCATAGAAAGATATCCCACATTCTCATGGGCCTTCAATGCTGCTAATGGACTATTCTTAAACTTCTTACTTTCATTTACCCATTCGCTTATTTCATCCATTATCAAAGGAGGAATATAACCGCCATATATCGGAGAATCACCATATCTACTAAAATTCAGTATATCATCCATTTTAAAAAAAGTAATAGGGGCAAAAAAGCTTGGCGTATTTTTTTCGACTTTTTTGGAATTAAAAAACGATTTTCGCACGGCTAGTGCGTTTTAAAAAATTTAACTCTTGTGCCTCGTACTTTATCTTCTCCTTCAACGGTTTAGATATTAACTTAGGAACTGACTCTAAATCAATAGCATTCTGCTCACAGAAATGAATGATGGCATCAATGTAAGTCATAGTTTGATTGTCTAAGACAAGTTGCTCAATTGCTTGAGCAAACCTAGTAGGACAAAAGAATTTACTTTCTAATGCTTTTTCTAGTTCATTCTCCATTCGATGCCCCAGTATTGTGATGTACAAATTCTTTTATA